TGCATCGGCCCGGCACCAATCCGATAAACCTTATCGATTCGTAAATCAATAGTATTAGGTTGAATCATTTTTTTATCAATATTAGTTACTTCAGTAGAAGCATTCACAGGATGTATAAACATTATTCTCCGAAATAATAAGGGTTTTCTTTTGTTTTAAATATAAACCCTTGTTCTAGAACATCTGAATTATAATCTAATTTCCAATAAACATTAGGATCTACAGCAGATGCTTCAGGAAATATAGTTGAAGAAAAAGTAGAATCAGATTTAAATAAAGGACTAATTTCATTACGAAAAACATATATTTGATTTTCATGATATAGCATGCAAGCAAAAGTTCCATCTACTTCATTTAGATCTTCATTTAATGCTTGATCAAATAACCATTCCGTATCCCAATCACCTTCAAATTTTCCTTCTTTAATAATACCATTATGCCACAAAAATGATTTATCTTTTTTAGCTGGATGGATAAATCTACCTGTTGCCAAATCAGTATTATTAACTTCTTTTGATGTTGGTGCTTGTTGATGTACTACACAATAATCCCAATTTCCATCTAATAAATCTAAATCTAAAGGCCCGTAAGATTTTGTTTGAGATTTAAGGTCTAGACCATCATCAGTATACAAAAACTGAGAAACTGAATGAGATTCTTCTCCCCGATATCTATTTAGGTCAACTAATTTTAGTAATTGCTTTTTATCTTTACTTGCAGAAATACTACACATTCCAGTTTATCTCCTTTTGATATTGTATAGGATCCGGTTCTCCTATATTCATAAATGCTTTAATTCGTTCACTACATGAAGGACATGTGCCACAGCTTTTTCCTTCTACATCGGGATCATAACAAGTTAAAGTATGTTTTAATAAATCAAAATTCCCTAATTCTTTACAAATCTTAAGTTCTTCTGTTTTACTTAATTGAGAAAAAGGTGCCACAATTTTGGTTTTAAATGTTCTATTTAAAGCTGCCACATTATTAAGAGCATCTACAAAAGCTTGACTAGTATCCCAATAACCATATTCATCATGAACCTGTAATCCACAAAAAATAAATTCTGCTTTTACCACTTCTGCAAAAGCACATGCATTACTAAGTAACATCATATTTCTAAATGGAACATATGTTGGAGGTTGTGGGTCTCCTAATACATCCTTAATAGTGGGCATTTCAACATCTGATCCTGATATATTTGCACTAATAGGTTGAACCAACGTTCCGAAATAACCAATATCCAATTGTTTATGAGCGATTCCTAATTCACGACATAATTCTTTAGCTTTATTACATTCTTCAGCTTGTTTTTGTCCGTAATTAAAAGTCAGAGCGAATACTTTTTCAGGACCATATTGTCTAGCAAGCATCATTGTAACAATGGAACTATCCATTCCTCCAGATAAAATTACTGCAACATTATCAAAACAAAATGGAAGTTTTTTTCTTGTTTCTTCTAAATCAGTCATTAACTTTTCTCTACAACTTCTATCAACCGTGATAGATACCATTTAGCTTTATTTAAATCTTCAAGCTGCTTTTGTTTATTTTCATAACCCTTTTCCGTTTTCTTACCAGCTCGTAATACATACTTAACAATATTTCCACGATGAAAATTTAAATCAAACGCTTCTATAACATCAATTGCCTCTAAGTTAGTATTACTTTGATAATGTTCAGGGTCTATTTTATTAGCCATGTGTTCCTGAATATGTAGAATATTTGTAATAATCCAAATCCTTTGGATATTTTCTCGGCCTCGGCGAGGGCGAGGTGGGAAATTTAGCAGATCGCCTTTCGGCATTAAAGCCAATTCCTGTAACAATTTCTCTGAAAGTATCAACATTATAATATAAAAGATCTAAATTAATATCTTCTTCTTTCATATCATAAACGGAATCAAATGTTGATTTCGGTTTTTGTGTCAATCCATGAATACCTGCATAAGGGGTACCATCTAATGCTGACATCACCGGATTAGAAGTATCTATACTATGAATCCAGTCATAATTCCTATAATGCGCAAACTCTCTTGCTTGCCAGGTTCCCAATAAATGATGTTTTAAACTTTTATTAATACATTCCTTATCCATTTTTTCAAGTAATTTAATTCTTTCATTTGCTTGAAGAGTCGGATCCTTATCGACCCAAGAATATACAAATGGAATACCAATTATAGGAAATCCACCTTCCATGAGGTTTTTATAACCTAGAGGTCCGAAATGGATAAATTCTTTATAACATTCAATCATTTCATCTGGTGAAGCACCTTGAATAACTGGCATGCCATGAATGATAGTATCAGGGTAATCATTAACAAATTCAAGAGACCTTTCCAATGTTCTTTTTTTATCTCCAAGAACATCTGGTAAGACAACATAGTTTGGTTCTAACCTTGTGAACCATTCATAAAGTAACTTATTATCTAATGATTCTCCTAATTCAAAACAACTATTATCAAGATAAGTAAATTCTCCACAATTTGCAAAGTCACAAACCAGCTCCGCATAATCTTTATCTTCTAGAATTTTGTGAAGTAATACAAATTGATAATCGCTAATAAAATCTTGATGTTCATCTATTAAACATCTGGGAATTTCATGTGAAATATATGTCATATTAACTCATTAAAGATCTGCACCCAGCTAAAAACTCTCTACGACATTCGCCGTCTTCGAATTGTCCCGATGCTGAAAGTGTGGCTGTTGAAGATCGAAGATCTTGTATGCCTCGAGATTTAACACAAAAATGTAGTCCATCAATTTGAACAGCTACGTCTTCTGTTTTAGCAACAAATGCAATTGTTGCGCGAACTTGTTCTGTTAATCTTTCTTGAACTTGAGGTCTTTTGGAAAAGAATTGGACTATTCGATTTAATTTTGAAAGTCCTAAAACATAATCATTAGGAATATATGCTACAGATGCTACTCCATCAATAACAATAAAATGATGTTCACAATATGATTGAACATTTATATTTCTTTCAAGAACAAAAGAACCCCTATAATTCATTGAATTTTTAATTTGTGTACATTTTGGAAATCTGTCATAATCTAAACCCCAAAAAATTTCATTAACATACATTTGAGCAACTCTTTCTGGAGTATCTTGTAAAGAATCATCTTTAAGATCCAAACCTAATTCAAACATAATATTTTTAACATTGTTTTGAATCTTTTCAATAGCTTCTTCAGAATTAAATTCATCTCGAACTCGTGACATGGGTGTTTCTAATCCTAAAGAAAGTAAATGCTCATTCACTTTTCGACCCAACTCTGGATCGCATTTTCTACGTACTTCCATTTTCTCCTTTGTTTAATTTATTATTATATTATATAACATTATAGACACAATGTCAAGAATTTTTTTACATTTGTTTATTGTGGGGGGGGTATTATGATGGGAATGATTTTATTATTTTTTGTGTTCGTCGAATGATATAATGTTACCGCGGGTATCAAGTTTAATATTCTTGATTCCAAATCGCGATTCCATACTTTTCTTTTTTCGATCATCAGAAGCTATATGATCAAGGTCTTTCCAATAGTGATTCATCTGTGTGACTGCTTGTTTTGAAGTCATCAAACGTTCTAAAAATTCTTTGAAAGATTTCATCAACTGTGCTCCAGATATTTAACGCCGTCTCGTTCTTCGAGGAGTGTTCTATTTTTCATATGTTCTGCTTCAATTTCTTCTTTACTTCCGCCAAAATAGCCAACGGCATAACCATGTTCACACATCCATTTGTTTACATTGGTCCAACCTGAAAACTCGTGGCCATCTTCGGTACAATTGATCCAGAGTTCTCCGAGAATTCTTCCGAATTTACCTCTACTGTCTTTTTCTGGGCATCGACATTGAATTTCAATATCATCCCTGTCTGACATAACTGCCCAATGTACCCATGACTTAAGGGCGGCCGAGGAGAGTTTTCCGTAAAACTTTTCTGCCAAATCGCGAGTTCTTGATTCTGGTGTATCGATTCCCAACAAACGGATTCGTCCACAATACCTAACATCGAACCCCAAATCAATAACTGCATCAATAGTATCTCCATCTACAACTTTCTCTACTGCTGTTATGTGGTAAATAAACTCACATGGGTTATCATTTTTATATTCAGCCATTATTTTCCTTCTTCAAATTTTGTGGCTGACCGTGCTTCTGTTCCCAAGTGACGGCCACAACTCGGCTATAGTCTACGCAGCGAGTGCGTAAGAGTATGCAGTATAATCGTCATTGTTTGCGATTAGTTTGATGGACCGTTACGGTGGTGCCTCTACCGAATACCTCTTTATCTTACTTCACAATCAATCGAAATCTATTTCAGCCCCATCAACGAAAGTCATATCCAATAAAAAGTGTTGCATAAGTAATGCCCAATGCGAGCAATATAATTATTGCGACCCACATTAATTTCTTTTCCATAACATTCCTTGGTGGAGCTGATCGGAATCGCACCGATGTCTTAACTGCTATCTAGATATGTCAACGATATCATCTGTATTTATTAACCCATGGAACTCTCATAGAAATATCTCTTTTTTCAGATATTCCAGTTGATTGACCCTTATTAAAAAGAACTATGGGATAATCTAATTCTTCGTAATTAGAAAAATGTGCTGAATAATAAAAATTATCAGGTATACGAATAGGATCTAATCTTTTCATCCAAAGATAAGTATCAAACCCTCCATATTTTTCTATATCTTCAAATTCAAATCCTTCCCAAATTTTTAAACTCGTATTTGGTCTCCATCCTAATATTGAAGAATTATATGGAGTACATAATATATTTTTATTTCTTTGTTCTTCGAAATCATCCATATGTTCTCTCCAACGAGCCCATGGCGCACATAAATAATCTTGTTTTTCCACCCAATCAAATAAACTATCTATATTACCTTTTATTATAACATCTAAATCAAATGCCAAAACAACATCTTCTGTAAACTGTTCTATTATTGGTGAATGATATAAAACTTTGGCCCACCATTTAGGAAGAATTGGCTCATCAAATACACGAAAATTTATATTATAAGTAGTATTTTTAAATACCATTTTTTCTAAACGTTGTATATCTTTTATAGTGTATTTGTCTCCTACACATATGCAGGCAACAGCTCTTCGTATAAAATTCATTGCCATTGACCTATAACCATAAATCGTTTATAATTACCAAAATCTTTTTCACCTTTATACCATATATTTTTTATTTGATTTTTTTCAGTTAATTCTTCAACATCCTTTACACAATTTATATGATCCGTTAAATCAATATAATCATTAGATTGTAAACAAACAAAAGGATTTCCCTTAAAAGAAAATTGATTTGTAAAATCTTGCATGTGCTCACAAGATGTACAGATAATTAAATGTCTTCTTCTAAGTTCTTTTCTTTCGAAATAATCATCATGTTGAATTACTTTATATTTTGGATTAAAAATATTTTTATATTGAGCCATTACTTTTTGACAAACTTCGTCTGGATCATATAAATCAATTTGAGTTATTCTTCCTTTAGTGAACCTGTCAATTAATTCTATCAGGGGCCAACCAAACCAAGATCCAATTATTTCTATTAGAAGGGGATAATCCCAATCCGGATTACCATCAGGAAATCTAATACTTTCAGAAGAATCTTTTGTATGTTTTTTAATATTATCTGGAGTAGTTATTCTTAAATCATTTAAAATATCACACATCCATTTTTTAGATTCATATTGATCATCAGATATAGAATCATCAAAACTTTTTTCATATTCTGAATAATTATTTTTTATAAATCTTTGAACTTTATAATATGGAGAATTTCTAAAACTTTCTACCATCTGCCTATAACCATAAATCTCTTATAATTACCAAAATCTTTTTCCCCTTGATACATGATATCTGTAATTTGATTTTTTTCTGCTAATTCGGAAGAGCTCTCAACACAATTTTCATGTTCTGGTAAATCAATATAATCGTTGCTTTGTAAAACAAAAATCGGTTTAGGAGTTTCTTTATAATATTCTCTCATTTCACCAATATCAGGCATATGTTCACATGAAGAACATATTATCATATGTCGAATTCTTTTATCATTTCTTTCAAAATAGTCACCAAATTGATTTAAATTATAAGAAGGTTTAAAATGATACTTATATTTTTGAACTACTTCCTGACAAACTTCATCTGGGTCATATAAATCAATTTGTTCAATTTTTTCAACAACTCCTTCTAACATTTCTATCAAAGGCCAACCAAACCAAGATCCAATTATTTCTATTTTAAAAGGATCTTTGCTTCCAAAGTTTTCAGGTCTTAAAATCTGGCACATCCATTTTTTAGATTCATATTGTCCATCTGTAATAGAATCTAAAAGATCTGAAGCATATTCTGGATAAGATTCATCTAAAAATCTTTTAACTTTCATATATGGAGACCATTCCATAGTATTATTATAATTTACTTCATCTTTTTCAAATTGTCCCGAAGTTCTTTCCCATTCACCTTTAGTTCTTTCCCATTCAATCGCATTCCGGCGTTTTTCGGTTGCACGTCTTGCATCTTCCTTGTCCCATTGTCCTGAAGTTTTTTCCCATAAACCTACACAACGTTGCCATTCAATATTAGCGGCGCGTCTATCTCTTTGGAGAATTTTTAAATCAATTTCCGCTTTTTTAAAATCTTTTATGAACATCCTACCACTATTGAATATTTAA